AGTATCAACGTGAATAAACGTATCTGCTATACCTATACCTGTAAAACCCATAGCCATAGCGTGTCGTACTATTGTGTGCTTCACATCACCTGACAAAGCCTGTATATCAGCAGCTATGCCTTGGTTGTGAGTGCCTGGAGTCTCCTTTCTCGCCTCTATAGGATGGTCTGCTGACCTGTAACCGGAGGTTATGACAAAGGGGAAGCCACATAAGTGGCGTAATTGATCTATTTTGTGGAGAAACGTGTCTTTCATCTCGTTTTCACCACTGTATTGACAATTAAACTCATCAATACTGAAGTTTTTTAACTCAATCATCTGCTGTGTACTCTGCTTCTATAGGTTCTGGTGCTATTTGTGCCTCACCAACCCCTGATATAGTAATGTTGATGGAACTTTTGCCTCCACCAACCTTATCTTTATCAAAATATGACAAAGGTAACATCCTGTCCATGAGCAGCTTCCATGCAGCAGCTTGATTCTTGTGATCTTCGTTTAAGGCAGCATCCAGAATGGTGTCTAAGACTTTCCTTGACTTAGGAGAAGCCAGTATACGTGCCTTAAATTCGTTTATAGCAGCAGCATCACCTGGTGGTCTTCCTCTAAGACCCCTGTTGCCCTTCTTTTTTGATTCGACAACAGCTTTTTTTGGTCTACCGACTTTTGCCATAAACAGATACTAAACAGAAGAAAAAACCATACATTATGGTATACATTATGTTTAGCAACATTTATAATAATATTAAAGATAATTATTGTCTTGTAAGCCTTGTTGCCGTACATAATGTTATATATACATAATATTATACCACGACTTTTCCAATCTGTCAATACCCCACCCCCTTATTCCTTCGGAATGGTGCATCATGACGGCACACATTCTGCTTCCCTTTTGGTTACTTTTTAGCCAGCACTTTGACGGCACATATTCTCCATAATAATCAGTAGTTTATAGTTGTCTGACTGGTAGCATTCTGCTTCCATTTAACCCTATTTTTGCTCTTTTTTGTATCTGAGTGGCCGCCACAAAGTAGCAAAGCACCCAGGCCCTCCCCCCGTGCACCAAAATGGGGCGGGTGCTTCATAATGGTGCAGCAAATTGCACCAACATGGTGCATCCCGGATTGCGCACCAACATGGTGCATATTGTTACCATATGTCAGGCATATGCCAGTAGATCAAAATGACCGAGTGAGTGCATCCAATCAGGTGCTCTATGCCCCCACCTTGCTTGCAGGGATATTTAAAATTAATTACATATAATGCTTGCAATCAATTGCACAATGTGGATAATCAATTACACATAACAATAAACAGGAGCAAGACTATGTCAATTCAGAAACAGATAGATTACATCATGAAGCACCACCAAGCAGGCAACAGCGCAACAGCTATCAAACTGCTTGAAGGTATGATCAGAAGTGCCATGTCAAACAAACAAGCAAGAATGGCGCAAGAAGCTATTAACTCAATTAAGGAGCAACAGGCATGAAGTACACCCTAATTCTAATAGCATCTTTAGGCATGGCTTTTTTCTATGCCTACGCAATACTTTCATTCGTTCTATAAGGAGCAACAATCATGACTAACAGTAATGTAGTAGCTACAGGCAAGACAGGAGTTAAAGACCACAGAGGAACTTTACGCATATGGGTTGAAGGCACAAAGCCTGAGAAAGCAGGATTTACCAAGGGCAAGCAGTTTGCCTACACTTTGACCGATGGGGCGTTGCTTGTCACTCTGTCAGATGTGCCTTGTCGCACTGTATCAAGTCGCAACACTATCGACATAACAACCCGTGAACTAGAAAAGTATTTTTCTGCGGGCGACAAATTGTCAGTCGTCTACAGTGAAGGTTTGATCACTTTCAGGAGGCTTTGAGATGGAATATCAAGAACTACGCGAAGAACTACAAAAGAAGGTAGATCAACTGCTTGAGGCTTACTCTCATGATTTGGGAGTGCCTAGCAGTGTTAGTGCAATAGTAGAGGTTGCCTCTTACATTGCCAAGCTATCTGCGCCAACCAAACAGTTGGCAGAAGATGTATTAATTAAAGCAGTAAGTACAGGCTTACAAATGGGAGAAGAATCATGAAAACTAAAAAGTTAATCGCTTATCAAGTTGCACCTTATGGATTTGTTTGCAACATTCCAAAAGGCACATCGGTGCATGAGGCTTTCAATTTGCCACTAAAAAATGGCAAGCCACAATATTGGGTTAAGGATTGGGAAGGTATGACCGAATTTGCAGAAAGTTGGTCTACGTCTTATGGGTTTTTATTATCACAAGAGGAGGTAGAGGCATGAAGCGTCTATTTAAAGCAGTTGAGAAACAATACGGTGACATTATAGACAGTGAAACGGCTCACTGTGTACTAGAACACGGTGCAGAAGGGGGTTTTTGTGGTTTCACTTACTACAAGGATACTTGCAAGTTTGCCCTTGATAACTTTGATCTGATCATTGATCACATCAGGGAAAACTACGCCTATAACGACAAATCAGTTTCTGAGGTGGTTTGTGATTTTCCCTGTCTCGGTCATCAGTGGGATATTTGCGAAGTGGAAGAGGTTTTGATGCGTCCTGCTATCGAAACAGAAGCCTCCACTTCCATTCTTAACGCTTTGTCGTGGTACGCCTTGGAAGAGGTGTGTCACGATGTTTTCCAGAAAGAACATGATCAAGTCGCTTATATGAGGTAATGTCGTGATGAATATCAGAAAAGCTTTACAAGAGGCATATTTGGACTGGGTGAATAATTATTTAACAGTTGAGAAATATGCAGAACATAATTTATTGACTGTCGATAACGCTTTAAAAGTAATTGAAGCGGGTAGAGAAGCACATGAAGCCATAGTGGAGCAAAGCCATGACTACTAAAGTAAAAACCCTGAAAGACGTTTTAAACCGCCTTAAAGCCTTGCAGAAGGAAAACCCAAATGCTTTGAATATGCCCCTCGTCTATGGATCGGACGAGGAGGGCAACTCTTTTTATCCTGTCTACTTTGACGCTTGCTTTATTGCTTATGACTTTGAAAGCGGTCATATGGATATGGACGGAGAAAAGGAGGTAAATTCTATTTGCATCAATTAAAACGCTTTGACGAAACAAAATAAATCACTTTGACGACTTTGACGAAACAAAATGATTTATGCCGCGGGGTGCTATTTACCAAAACCCAGGATTGGTACTAGGCACTTTGACGACTTTGACGAAATATAAAAAAATAAGGAGTAAGTAATGAAAGATAAACCAGTTATGATCCAATTGTTAAATCTGACTATCCCTGTATTTATTGATGATGACGAAAAAGGTGCAACCTTTATGTTAGCGCAGGAAGACTATTACCTTGATTTGCATTTCTGCAAGCCTGACAAGTTGACGCTTACAAGAAAGGCAGAAAAAGCTGTTTTAAATAGACTGAAAGATTTAGTCTTGATGCAGGAAAAAGCTAGGGAAGTTTTTATTGACGAAATGAGGGAACTGATATGAACGTGTTAGTTGGTTGCGAATACTCAGGGGTAGTGCGCGAGGCTTTCAGAAAGAAAGGCCACAATGCCTATTCCTGTGACCTTCTGCCCTCTGACGATGGTTCAGAGTGGCACATTCAAAACGATGTGATTGAAGCAATTACTAAAGCACTACCTTGGGATTTGATCATCCTGCATCCACCATGCACCGCTTTGACGGTTGCAGGAAACTCTACCTACGGTCAAAGAATGCCAAAGCATGACGAACGCATAAAAGCTATTGAGTGGACGCATCAATTATGGGATATGGCAAAAACCAGGGCAAACCAGGTTGCATTGGAAAACCCCGTTGGAGTGCTAAACAGCGTTGACGGAATGCCAAAGCCTCACTACGTTCAACCGTATCAGTTCGGTCACCCTGAACAAAAGAAGACGGGTTTGTGGCTACACAATCTGCCACCATTAAAGACTACAAACGATGTCTATGACGAAATGATGAAGTTACCTAAAAATCAGAGGCAAAGATTGCATTATCTGCCACCAAGTGCAGACAGATGGAAGATTAGATCGACAACTTTTCAAGGCATCGCAGATGCTATGGCAGAACAGTGGGGTTAAACATAAAATGAGCAATCATGAAAACGAAATACAAAGAGAAAGAGACTTTGAACATTTCTTTGAATGGCTAAATAGTAGCCCATGTGGGTTTGTGGTAGACAAGGAAGATGAAGAAGTCAGAGTTTACTTTTACCCATTGGATAGGAATGAACGTATAAGGAAAAAATCATGACGAAACCAATAATCCTGCACCTGTGCGCAGATACAGGGAGCGACTCATATCCTTATAAGATGGCGGGTTATGATGTAAGACTGATCGGTAGTCAAATAGGGGTGGAAAACTATCATCCACCTAAAGACGTTTACGGTGTCTTTGCTAATCCTGTTTGCACTTTTTATTCAAAGGCAAGGGAGGCAAACAAGACTCAGGGTGACGAAACAAAAGGTCACTTCTTGGTTGACGAATGTTTACGGATCATTGACGAATGTAATCCTGAATTTTATGTCATTGAGAACCCTGCCACAGGCACTTTGAAGAATTACCTTGGTAAACCTCAATTTGTCTACGAACCTTGGCATTTTGGTTCACCTTGGACGAAAAAAACAGCATTGTGGGGCAGATTTGAGCCACCTATGCCTATTTTTGACGACTGGGACAAAGTGCCAAAGAATGACAAACTGTACATAAGACCTAACAGAAAAAAACCTGGGTTTGCTTTTTTGCATAAGGCAGCAATAGCAGACATTGACGAATTTGCGCCTTTTTCTGTTGATTCTGATATGGAGTTTAGGTCTTTGTGCAGTCAGAAGTTTGCGCAAGCTTTTTTTGATGCTAATAATTGTGGCTTTTTCAATTACAGTGTGTAATTATTAAATTGAACCCAAAAGGAGGGAAAACCATGCACGAAGAAGACGAACCAACCTTAGAAGACAAACTGGATCATGAAGCAAACAAAGCGGATATGACCCTTTACGAAGACAGAAAGTGGCGTGACAAAATGTATGGCGATATGTTGCGCAACACTATTTTGTCCACCCATGAAGACTACATGAAAAACATCGGAGAAGATAATGAGTAAATACATAGTTTTGACTGAAACACTGGTAGATCACTGGGTAAATGTTTTCACTGATGATGATGGCAAACCTATTGTTTTTGACAGTGAAGTTGACGCAGAAATGGAAATACAGGACATTTTGACATCCTGTGAAATAGCGGGCATGGAAGGGTACACCAGAGATGGGTATCGTATTCATGAATTAGAACATATTTCTTGCTCTAAATGTGGGCAGTCTGACAAATGGCGAGATGACGACATTGAATCGATTGAAAATGGTCAAGTGTGGTGTACTGCTTGTAATCAAAATACTGTTTTAGTTTAGGAGAGTGAAATGAGCAAAGTAAAAGGGTTAAGGAAAAACTGGCAGATTTTTATCTCAGGCTTGAAGCCTATAAATTGTTTCCATATGTCCTATTCGGACGTTGTGGATCATGCCGATTCGCTAGGCCGGAGTTATCATATTCAAGAATTACGCTGTCTGGCAGCCCAGGAATACCAAGAGGAGGTAGATTTTGAACAGTCAAAACGAAAACTTGCATGAGTACATTGCTCGCTATTTGGGCATGGACTCTGTGGACGATAAAACCTGTAGTGCAACATTGAAGGCACTAGACATTGAACTTGCAAAGATCAAAACTGATCATGGAGGGAAAGATGTTAAGACTGATCGGAAAGCTTAAATGCCTATTTGGTTTTCATGAAGGTGAATACATAATGTACACGCCAGATGGTGACGAATGTTGTGTCAGGTGTGGTAAGTACATCAGGAGGCTAAAATGAAAAAAATTGAAAAGCTTAGAAAACAATGGTTTTGGTTAGGTCATGACGGTAAGATGCACCACCTTGGTGAATTTGTCTCTGATCGTGAAGCAGAAGAAGAGGCAGACAAAATTCAAGGTGTTCATTTCTTGGTTGATTGGTCTGCTTTACGTGAATGGGTAAACCTAGAACACAAAGTACACAATCAGGTGTTACAGGATGTGTCTGCTGAATTTCAAAAAGAATTAGATGAGGCACACAGTCATGCGCATTAAGGTGAAGCAAGTAGAACCATTGACACGTGAATGCAAAATCGAATCACCCTGCATTGGAGTATGCAGTACGTCAACAATAGGGACTGTATGGTGCGTAGGATGTTCTAGGCATTACCAGGATGTTATAAGGTGGAACCAGTACAGCATTGACGATAAGATACTGGCTATGTATCGAGCAAAGAACCATGAAAAGCTAAAATCTGAAGGTAAAGCAGATGATTGGCATGATTATCAACAAAAAACAGAAGGGTTTAACATAAAGGAGATAAAGTAATGAATGAGTATAGAGTTGGAGTAGCGTTATCTGAAGGTGTAGTTATAGTTATCTTTGCTGAAAACAGTGATGAAGCTAAAAAAGCAGTCGAAAAGTTAGTGAACGAAGAAGGTGGGAGTGCATACGAACTACCATACAAACATACCCACAGAGACTTTCACATAGTTGATGTACAGGAGATAAGCAATGAAGATATTTAAGCAGATCAAGAAGTTCAGTATGCTCTACAGGCTCAAGAGAGGCACTTACAGGCTTGTTTTCATAAAGAGGGATGGTAGTACAAGGATTATGACAGCATCCCTTAGAAACGCTCCTGTGACCTCTGGTAGGTCTAACGTGGCTGGCAGCCCAGACCACATTGTAGTGTTTGATCTTGAAAATCAGGCATGGCGCACAGTAGTTATTGATAGGATTGAGGAGTTTAGCAAGGCATGAGTAAAGCAAGAGGGTATGAGCATGGACGCTCGCACTCACCCGAAACAGTTGAGAAGGCAAGGCAGTTACGTGAGCAAGGATTGAGCGTAAAGAAAATCCAGGAAGTTACTGGACTGCCTAACAGTACGCTAAGTTATTGGTTTTACAGGAAAAAAGGCCACTGGCTAGACTAGCATTATGTAATCATAATGTCTTAGCAACATTAATAACAATTGTTGTTAAAAACAAAATGAAAACATAATGTACATAAATATCATAAAAATGGACATATATCAATGATCGAAAAACTTTTTGATGGCAAGATTGATACATACATACAAATATTATTAAAAGCGGGAGAGGATGTTCGCAATGGGATTTTTACTGTTAATGAAGCGTCTAAACTTTATTCTGTTGCTCCTGCTGATCTGGTTAAACTGATCGCAGAACAAAATGAATACCACGCATGGTTAAACAGGGAGGTCAAAGGACACTATGTTAAATATTCAGATTGAGAGGTTTTTATTCACTGTACACCTGCGATGGGGCATAGGTGCAGATATTGAAAGTACAGGCGGTGATGTGCCTACACTAATATATGATACTGAGGGTGGAGTAGAACCATGTATCTACAATGGTTGGACATTGAGACTGCCTTTTCTGCTTTTCACAATAGGGGTGCTTTATGAGTGAGATAGTGAAGTCAGATCAGCCATGTGATAACTGTGGCAGTTCTGATGCAAAGTGCTATTACAAGAATGGAAGTTTCTGTTTTAGTTGCAGGAAAAATTTAACCAATGATACATATGACGGGGATGCAGTGATTAAAGTACCAAAAAAGAAGCCTGAAGGTCACCATGACAGGCCAACAATGACCAAAATACAAACCATATTAGGCACTGGTGACTATGGTGCTTTCCAGGAAAGAAGACTATCGCCACATACCTGCAAGAAGTTTTCCTGCCTACATACTACTGACAGGACTTACTTTGGTTTTTACCATGAAGATGATCATAGAACACCAATTGCTGCCAAGATCAGATACCCAGGAAAGAAGTTCATGATCGTTGGTAAGTGGGAAGATGCTACTCTGTTTGGGCAACACGCCTTCACTACAAACAGTGGTAAGTACATTACGATAACAGAAGGTGAGATAGATGCCATGTCTGCTTACCAGATGACAGGCTCAAAGTATCCTACTGTTTCACTACGCAATGGTGCGCAGTCAGCTAAGAAAGACTGTCAGAAACAGAAAAGGTGGCTAGATAAGTTTGAACGCATTTATATCTGCTTTGACAATGATGAACATGGCATTAAGGCTGCCAAGGAGGTAGCATCCCTGTTCAAAGACAAGGCTTACATAATTAAGCATGACAATGAATTTAAGGATGCAAGTGACTACCTTGTTGCAGGTGAAGAGGAAAAGTTTAAGAAGATATTCTGGTCTGCTGAAAAGCACATACCTGAAGAGATACTAAATGGTGGTGATTTGTGGGAAAGAGTAAAGAACCCACCATGTCATAGTGATTTAGGCTATCCTTTTACTGATATGAATCGCCTTACATATGGCATACGTGAAAAGGAACTGATAACCATATGTGCAGGATCAGGCTTAGGTAAAAGCCAGTTTATGCGTGAAATAATCTATGAAGTGTTTAATAAGACTGAAGACAACATAGGTCTATTGTTTCTTGAAGAGTCGGCTGCTAAGACAGTTGAAAGCATCATGTCACTGCACTTAGACAAACCGCTACACTTGCCTATAGTTGAAGCAGATGAACAGGAAAGAGAAGAAGCATTTAAGAATACTGTCGGTACTAATCGTTTCTACCTGTACGAACACTTTGGATCGACAGAGATAGACAACATTGTTAGCACTATCGAATACCTTGCAACAGGTGCGCCTGAGTGTAAGTACATATTCTTAGACCATTTGACGATGGTGGTCAGTGCGCAAAACAATGCAGATGAAAGACAGGCACTGGATGAACTTATGACAAAGCTTAGGACAGCAGTCCAGGAACTAGGCATCTGCTTGTTCTGTGTATCTCACTTAAAGCGTCCTGACGGTAAAGGCCATGAAGACGGTGGTTTAGTGAGTTTAAGTCAGCTACGTGGCAGTGGTGCTATAGCGCATCTAAGTGACATATGTATTGGTTTGGAACGTAATGGACAGGCTGATGATCCTATAGAACGCAACACTACGCACATTAGAGTGTTGAAAAACAGGTTCAGTGGTTTGACAGGGAAGTGTGGTAGTATCCATTACGATCAGATAACAGGACGTTTAACTCAGTTGGAAGGTATTGATGCGGTGTAAAGCCTGTGATGTAGAATTGAACGATTACGAAGCAACCCGTAAGTCAGCCATGTCATTGGAATACATTGACCTGTGTGAAAATTGTTTCTCATACATAGCCGATGATATACCAGTCATTGACAGACCTGACTTGCTAAACTTTACAGTGATAGAAGAAGATGATGACGAAATATGACATTGCCCACATTGAAGCAGCAAGGGTGTATGCAACACTGTCTACTGCTGAAAGGGCAAAAGTAGGATGTATTATCGTTAAGGACAACAGGATAATATCAATTGGTTATAACGGTACTCCAAGTGGTTGGAGCAATATCTGTGAGGATGAAAACAATGAAACAAAACCAGAAGTGTTACACGCAGAAACAAACGCAATCGCCAAGCTTGCTAAGTCCAATGAAAGCGGTCAGGATGCTACGCTATATTGTACCCACAGTCCTTGCTTGCATTGTGCTAAGTTGGTCTACCAGTCTGGTATTAAAAGAGTTGTCTACGAAAACGATTATGCTGGCAGAGAAGGTTTAGAGTTTTTACATAAGGCAGGTGTAACTGTTGAGGGGCTATACGATGCTATATCTTGATATAGAAACAAACTGGACGCACGACAAAATATGGTGCTGTGTCATAAAAGAGGATGATGAATTTTCTGTCTACACTACCGCATCTGGCTTGCAGGAACGTATTGACAAGGCAGACCATGTAGTTGGTCACAGTATCATTGAGTTTGATGCCTGGGTTTTGCAAGATGTATGGGATGTACACATACCGCTAGAAAAGCAGATAGACACCTTGGTGATTAGTCGCTTAGTTGCTGAACGTGATAAACACTCACTAAAATCATGGGGCGAAACATTGGGCTTTCCTAAAGGCGATTACAATGACTTTGACTCAGGCTACTGTCAGGAAATGCTAGACTACTGTAAGCGTGATGTTGACCTGACAGTTGCTCTACATAAAAGACTAAAGGAAATGTCTAAGGATTTTTCTGTCACAAGCATAAAGCTAGAACACGATGTTGCTGCTATCATTGCAGAACAACAGCGTAACGGTTTTAAGCTAGATATAGATAAATGCAACAAGCTTTTCTTTGATCTGCAAGACAGGAAGAATCTCATTGAAACAGATATGCAAAGAATCTTCCCACCTATCGTTGAGGAACGCTACAGCGAAAAGACAGGCAAAAGATTAAAGGACAGGGTGGAAATATTTAATCTTAATTCTAGGCAACAGATAGCCAAAAGACTCATGTCAATAGGCGCAGAATTTACCAAAGAGACAGAGAAAGGTAATCCGATTGTTGATGAAAAGGTTCTTAAAAGCTTAGATATGCCAGAAGCTGATAGGATAGCTGAATACCTTCTGCTTAATAAACGTGTATCACAGGTAAAGCAGTGGTTTGACTATGTAGGTGAAGATAATCGTGTACGTGGCAGGGTAATCACTAATGGTGCGATCACTGGCAGAATGACACATTTGGCTCCTAACATGGCACAAGTCCCAAGCATCAAGGCTGAATATGGCAGACAATGCAGGGACTGTTGGACTGTCGATGAAGGTAACGTGTTAGTTGGCATAGACGCATCTGGTCTGGAACTGCGTATGTTGGCTCACTATATGAACGATGAAGCCTATACAAAAGAACTTCTTGAAGGTGATATACACACTGCAAACCAGAAGGCAGCCGGACTAGAAACCAGGGATCAAGCTAAAACCTTTATTTATGCACTTCTGTACGGTGCAGGTGCAACACGTATTGGTAATATTGTTGGCGGTTCTTGGAAGCAAGGTAACGAACTGATAGATCGCTTTATGGCTAATATGCCTTCACTAGGCAAGCTAAAAGCTGATTTACGTGTTGACTGTCAAAGAGGTTACATTACAGGACTGGATGGCAGGAAGGTCAGGATCAGGTCAGAACACGCAGCCCTAAATACTACTCTGCAATCAGCAGGTGCAATAGTTATGAAACAAGCACTGGTGATTCTTGATCAGGCACTCAAGGAGCTAGGTGTTTACTACAAGTTTGTTGCCAACATTCATGACGAATGGCAGATAGAATGCACTGAGTATAGTGCGCCTATCGTTGGCAATGAGGCAGTCAAAGCAATCAGGAAGGTTCAGGACTGCTTTAATCTAAATTGTCCACTAGACGGTGAATATAAAATCGGCAAAACGTGGGCAGAAACTCATTGATTCTTGGTACACATATAGTGTATATTTGGAATCGCTACTATAGTAAAAGCAAAGAGGAAAAATAATGGCTAAATATAACTATTTACCTAATGACGTTATAGGTACTATTTACTTTGCCAATTTGGACAATCATGATAAGCATGGCAAGTATAGTTTTGAACTAGGCAACCTGTCAAATACAGCAATTGATATGCTCAAAAAGGCAGGAGCAAACATTAAGTCAGTGCCTGATGACCAGTATGGGCGTGGTGAGTATGTAAGTGTTGCCTCTTCCTATCCTTATCCTGTTGAAATGGATGAAGGCATAGAACTTGAAGAAGGCAAGAAAATAGGTAATGGCACTAAGGCGCAGGTTACCTTTGCTACTTATTACCATGGAAGAGCGCATAATAATGGCATTGGTCTTACTGCTCTTGGTAGTTTGCTAATTAAGGACTTAGTTCCTTACGATCCTGAAGAGTCAGGTCAAGATCGCCCAAGGCGTGAAGCAGTTTAAATAGTTGACATAGGGACAAGGAAGTCCGGCTCCTATGCTACTAATTGACGCTGACATCCTGGTTTACAGACTAGGATACTCTCTGGACAAAGAGCCAGACCTTTCAGACAGGGCTGTCAAAAACTCTGTCATAACTGCTGTTGACATCATGCTAATGGATGCTGCTGAGTTGACAGGACATGATGAAGCAGAATTTTACGTTACAGGTAAAACCAATTACCGCAATGACGTAGCTACCACTGCTGTCTACAAGGGCAACCGCCCTAAAGAAAAACCAATCTACTACCAACTTATCAGAGACTTTATAATTGAAAAGTATGAAGCTGTCGTGTCTGATAATGAGGAAGCTGATGACTGCATAGCAATCAGGGCAACAGAACTTGATGATGCAGTAATATGCAGTATTGACAAAGACTTTGACCAAGTACCTGGGTGGCATTACAACTGGGTCAAGCACAAGAATCCTAAATCAAGTAAGAAAGATTACTACTATGAAATATCACCAGAGGAAGGTCTTCTGTATTTCTACAGGCAGATTCTTACAGGTGATCGTGTTGACAACATCATAGGTATTCATGGTATCGGTGCAGTCAAGTCTAAGAAGATACTTGAAGGTCTTACTGAACAGGAGATGTATGCTAAGTGCGTAGAACTTTACGAAGGATCAGAGGAGCGTGTCATTGAGAATGCAAGACTACTCTGGCTTAGGCGTGAAAAAGACCAACTCTGGATGCCACCGAATGAAGATACCAAGCAAGAAAAAGAAACGCACAAAGAAACCACCAAAGAATTATGACAGTTGGTTTGAATACGATCTGCACCACAAACAGCTTAAAGGCTGTAAGTGCCATTCAGAGACTGTCAAATACGTCCAGTACAAGACTTACTACCCTGACTTTATCTACCACGATGGCAAGAACACGATATACATTGAAGCTAAGGGTAGGTTCAGGGACAGACAAGAAGCTAGGAAGTACGTTGACATAGCTGCTGGTCTAGGCAAACATGACGAACTTGTTTTTATATTTTACAACCCGAAAACCCCCATGCCGGGAGCCAGGAAGAGAAGAGATGGAACAAAATTCACACATGGCGAATGGGCAGACAAGCAAGGATTTAGATACTTCACTGAACATACCGTTCCTCTTAGCTGGAGTCTGCGTTAGTGCCTTCATAAGCATATCTGCTTTATTAATATTCCGCTGGATATTTGTCATATGATAACAATAAGATTAAACAGAAAAGACCTTTCTAAAGCTGTGCAACACTCTAACTTCAGGACACAACTTAGCAGGGCTTGTGGGCTTAATAATCAAGTAAAAGGAAAATGGCAAAACAAAGATATTGAGTATCTAGGAGTAAGAGCAGAGATAGCTGTTGCCAAGCTATTTGACTTTGATGGTATTGGCATGGGTATTGATGATGGTTCTGATTTTTACTTTGATGATGTGTCGATTGATGTCAAAGCAACATTCTACAAAAATGGTAGGCTAATATTTAAAAACAGGGAGAGCGTAAAAGCAGATGTTATTGTGCTTGTAAATGAACACAGTGAAGATACTCTGCGAATAGAAGGATGGTCTACCAAAGAACACTTCCTGAAAAAATCTGAAGTAAAAGAGTTAGGAAGTGGCCCAACTTTAGTCTTAGAGCCTGAGAATTTGTTTCCTATTGAAGAATTATGGCTGTATCTGCAACAACAGAGGCATAGCGCATGAAACATCTAATCATACCTGACACGCAGGTAAAACCAGGACACGCATTAGAACATCTTACATGGGCAGGGCAGTATGCTGCCGAGAAGAAGCCTGATGTGATCATTCATCTAGGTGACCACTGGGATATGCCGTCACTATCTAGCTATGATGTAGGCAAGAAGAGTTTTGAAGGTAGGCGATACACTGACGATATAGCAGCAGGTATAAAAGGCATGAAAGCCTTCATGAAGCCTATCCTGAAAGAACAGAAAAGACAGCGCACAAACAAAAAGAAAATATGGAAGCCTAAGTTAATATTCTGCCTTGGCAATCATGAACACAGAATAGAAAGGGCAGTAGAGTCTGACGCTAAGTTGGAGGGTTTGATTAGCTATGAAGATTTACAGCTTAAAGAGATGGGTTGGAAAGTACATGACTTTCTTGAGCCAGTTATTCTGGATGGTGTTGTATATAGCCATTATTTTACTAGCGGTGTTATGGGGCGTCCTGTATCAAATGCTAAACTTCTGCTTCAGAAGAAGATGATGTCGTGTGTCCAAGGTCACGTACAAGACAGAGACATAGCGTTTGCTAGGAAGGCAGACGGCACATCAGTTACAGGAATATTTGCAGGAATATACTATCAGCACGATGAAGACTATCTGACACCACAGACTAACGGTAGCTGGTCAGGCATCTGGATGCTGAATGAAGTAAACGATGGAAGCTTTGATGAAATGCCTATATCATTAAACTTTCTTAAAATGAAGTACGCTACAAGTGCGTATCTAAGGGGAGAAATATGAAAGTAATAACAGACAAGGCAGCAGCAGGTTGTCTAAGTAATAACAAAGAGTACACAGTGCTGAGTAAAGGTGACAGGGATGCTGTCATCATGAATGACTTAAACAAGCAGTGGATAATCAGACTGGAGGGTCAGTGTCCTAACCTGCATCCAGGAGCAACTTGGACAGTCATTAAAGACAGTATAGATGATGCCACACCAGAAGAGTGGGCAGAGGTAGGCAAGAAGATCAGAGAGAAGGATAAGAAGGATGACATTCTGTATGAAGAAGTAGCACCTTCTATAGACAAAGAGGTCAACAGCCCTGCACATTATAATACAGGGACTGTTGAGTGTATTGAAGCCATCGGCTCAACACTAAGCGGTGAGGAATACCAAGGTTATCTGCGGGGAAATGCGTTAAAGTATCTTTGGCGGTGTATGTATAAAGGTAAGACTAAGCAAGACTTAGAAAAGTGTCGCTGGTATCTTGACAAATTGATCGACAGTCTGTAGTATTAATACTGTCCATTAAGGACGAAAACTAAATCCATCAATCTATATAAAGTGGTTGTTATCTTTATATCCTTGATTATTAGTTTTCTGGGTGTTCTAAGACCTGCCTAGTTAGAGTTGTTCCCCTCCTCTATGCTTTCTAGGCAGGTTTTTTTTATATGTCTGTAACTTGATTAACTACAGCAGAAGATACCTGACCTATAGCATTACCTGCTTTAACCCAGTTTTCATCAAACACTTCTTTCAGCAAAGTATTACTAATTTTTACATTAGGATTTACTTCTGCTTTTTCTAACTGCTGATTAAACTTCTTCAAAGCATTAGCTTTCTTGGTCATACGTCCAGGTGAAATGGCTCCAGAAAAGACATTTGGCATGAAAGCAACAACCAGTGACTTAAATGCTGTTGGGTCTTGTATAGCAGCAAATTCTTTACCTCTTACATACAGAGATGCTGCCCCTTCCTTACCAGTCGTACCCTGTACCAAGATACCTACTTCATCAGCAAGCTTGTTGATTGAATCAGCTAATTCTTTACCAACAACTGATTGGAATGTTTCTTGGAACTTAGGTTTTGTCCTGTCTGCTAAGAATTGTTCAAGACTTTTCACATCCCTAGTGTCGAACATAGATCGTAAGTATCCTGATCTTATGCTTTTCATTACTTCTGTATTTGTGGCTTTACCCCTGCCAAGATACTTCCTAGACTGTGCAAACTGTATTAAGTCGTTTACCTGCTTAATAGATGTCACATTGCCTGTTTTATAAAGCAACTCGCCAACTCTTTCTGGATCAACCTTATTCATAGCTTTGTCCATATAGCCAGCGTGTATGGTGCTTAACCCTCTTCTGTATGTCCTAGATACTTTACCGTAAATCTTACCAAGATCATCGTCTAAGTTTTTAGCGGCAGCATCCATTGCGCCTTCTAAACGCTTCATAACGTGTGTTACACCACGAATAGCTATACCATCTACATTATCTGCACTATCTAACTGTCTTTTTAGACTCTTAAATGCTGACAACGCATCGGCAGCTTCTGTAAAAGTCATTGTTGGTGCTGTGTCTTCTACACTCTTGTGTAACTTAGCAGAACTAGGTGTTAGAAACTTCAATTTTCCTTTTTCATCAGGAATAGTTTTCATTATCTTAAACAGTTCTTTATCAAGACCTTTTATGTTTACAAACTTGTCTGCCTCCATTAGGCTGTTTAGTCTTTTGTCAATCTTGATTAATTCAGCATTTTTAGGCGAACTTTTTATAAGGCTATCTAACTTTCCTCTTAATATCCTAGCGTCATTTAACTCAATTTGATTAGGCAGATTGTCTAGTTCTTTTTTGATAACTTTAATAGATCCGTCTACTCCACCTTCACTGCCTTTTTTAGCAACAGAATTAGCAATATTCTTTAATCCAGTAAGGTCAACCTTGACGTTACCAGCTTCTTCTATTTGCTTATAGATAGGTTTTACTTCATTTTTCAATGCTTTTTCTGTAGATTTTATAAGACCTACCACAGTGTTGCCTATTGATGTTCTGTCAACATTTGGTAGCGATTCAAACAGACCTTCAAAAGTGTCTTGTATATACTTTTCCTGAGCCGCATAAGTTTCATCAATTTTCTTACTTAAACCTGATGCTTTTAGGTAAGATTCAGGAGCAGATGAAGTAAGACCTTTTAAGCCTAACTGTGAAGGCAACAAAGAAGTACCTCTGTCAACTAACTTCTGTTGTAACTCTGCTTTTGCAATTGCATCAGGGTCAAACACTTTCTGACCTACAAAAGCGTTTTTGAAGCCTTTATAGATAAAAGAAAAGCCTTTACCTAAACCTGCGCCAGCAAGACCCCAAGCAGCATCTGCAATAGCAGCTTCTTGTGCATCTTCCAAAGCAACACTTGGGTTAAAGTCACGCTTTTCAGCAGCAGCTTCTACGGCTTCACCTATAAACCTACCAGTTCCTGCACCTAGACCACCACCTGCAATAGCTCCTGCTGCTCCCACAAGGCCGCCAACAAGAGTACCTGCACCTGGTACGACAGAACCAGCTAATGCGCCAGCTGCCATGCCTCCTACTATGGAACCAACAATACTTCCTGATATTTCACTACCAAGAGATAGCAGGTCTGCATTACTTTGTTGATCATAGTCACGCAACAGGTAATCATTTTCTGTAGCATAGCCTTTCGTTATAGCGAACTGCTTTATCTTCTCGTCTGTGATGCCTTCAGGGAGGCCAGTAAGTGTTTTACCATTAGGTAAATGATAAACAGCCATTAAATTAGCCTCCTACAGTTCGATTAAATTCATCTTCACTAACTTCTATTGAAGAATTTTCGTACATCAGGTTTGTAATACCAGTATTGCCAAAAGCCTCTTGCATATAATCTACTAATCTTTCTTCATCCTCACGAATAGCATTCCATTCCTCACGCCAACCTAATATTGTTCCTCGTTTAGCAGGGGTTTCATAGTTATTCTGTAAGTATTCTAATTTTAGGTCAGCTTGTGCCGCCACCAAAGCAGCCATTTTGGCTTGCCCTCTTAAAAACTGGGCTACAGCATCAGGATTTGCATTTGATGGTAAAAAGGAACTTAGTGCAAATTGAATATCTTTATCACTAGCTGGGCCAGGTGGTAGTTTCAGTAGCGCATATTGGGTTTTTAAATCCTCAAAATCCCTTTTCAGTATTTCGTAACCGTCCTGTCTACCGAAAATATCTTTCATTTGGCTTTTAGCAGTACCTATATAACCTGCTGAAGGACGCAGCCTTTCATAACGCTCCGCTAGACTAATTGCTTTGTTCGCTTGACCTATTTGTACATCTAATTCTTCTTCTAGTTCATAATAGCGGTCACGTTCAGAAGCTGTCAGCAGATCACTTTGTAGTTTTCTTTCTGCTCTTCTATCATCCCTTTCTTGTTGTAGATTCGCCATCCTTTCATTTTCTAAATTTAATTGTGCATCTCTGTACGATCTAGTCCATTCGTCTGCTTCTTCTTGTCTTATTCTATCTAATTCTCGTTGCTCAATCTGTGAACCTATATTTTCAATCTGCAACCTTCGTAACTCTTCTTCACTAGCAAGTTGTTCAGGTGTTTTTATACCCTGAATAGCTTGTCTGGTTAATGCTTTTTTATACTCTAAATCACTCTCTTTAGACTGTCTTTCTAAGTTAGCTTCACTAAAAGTACCCATTAAGTCCATAGCACCTGCTGGGTTTACTTTGCTTACAAGCTGTATAATTTTAGCCTGATCATCCTTTTTAGTAGGGTCAAGCTGTGCCAACTGTTCAGCAAGAAGCTGAGTTGTTGTCTTTTTAGGTTCCCTACCTGCAAACAGGTTCAGACCTTCCTGAACATTCTGTATAGCAGTAGGTGCGTTCAACAAAGAAGCAGCAGCCGGGCCAGCACCTCTAGCAGACAATAAAGCAAGGTTTGTGCCTTCTTCTAACAGTCTTTTTGATCTTTCCCTGTCTGATTCAAACCCTAATATATCTTTTATATTGTAAGTTGCCATTGTGCTAACCCTTATAGATATTCTTTAATTTTTTCTACTGCGCTGGATGCTAGATCAGCAAACAAACCTGTTCCACCTTCTCCTAGCAATGCGCCATTTGTACCAAACAATGCGTTACCTAACAGGTTCAACTGCTGTTGTTCCGCAAATCCAGCAGACTTATAAGCATTTGCCAACGCTTCTAAGCCACCTAACTCCAATGCGCCTCTGGTAGTAACACCCTGTAGACCTGCTCTTGTAGCCAGTTCGGAGAATGGTACGCCACCTGTAAGCAGACGTAGTGCCTGTTCTTGTGGCAAGAAGGCAGCCTCTATACCACCTAAGCCTAATGCTGCTTGCATTTGCTGTTGCTGTCTGCCCTGACCTAACGCTTCAGCTATAAGACCTGCTGTCTGCTGTTGTTCTGCGACAGCCTGTTGTCTAGCTGTCAGTGCATCAGCAGCTTGCTGTTCCTGTATAGCCTTCTCAAAAGCTAACTGCTCTGGAGTACCGCCATACTGTGCTGTACGGATACCTGAACGTCCCTGCTGGAACAGACGATTTTCTAAAGCCAGTCTCTGACGTTCCTGTTCAGGTGAACGCATTGCCTGTAATTGGTTGTATATATCCTGCTGTGCTGCGCCTACGCCTTGTCCTAACAGAAGACCTTGCAGTCTTTCTTGTTCTGATTGCAAAGCACCTGGGCCAATTGCGCTAAGTAACTGCTGACCACCTTGTCTTGCAATATCCCTAGCTACCTGCTCCTGTGACTCAGGCATAGTGACAGAAATACCTTCCTGACCTACTGAAATACCTGGCCCCAGACCTGTTGTAACAGTAAAAGGCTTAAACTGTTTCTGTGCCTCTTCCTGTAACATCGTACCCATTTGGGACGCTCTAGCAGCAGCTAGTTCGCCTAACTGCTGTTCTGCTTCAACACCTCTTCTTTGTATTGCAAGCTGTCCTAAAGCACCTAGACCACCAAACAACCTTTCAAAGGCAGAAGGTGATCCAGATGACCCTGATGTACCAACTAGGTCAGCAGTTTGATCCTGCTGATAGCCTATGTATTCACCATTTTCATCGTACTCATCGCCCATCTAAATCACCTCGTTATATTAATCTGCCCAGCAGAGCAAGAATGTCTATCTTCTGAATGGAGAACGGAGCGTCATTCACAGTAGCTTCGATACCTACAGTCACCACAGTGCCGTTACCTGTTCCGTTAAAACCGTTAGTGTTAATAATAATACTAGCTGAATACTCTGCATCTGAGGTGTTGTACTCTGACAACCCATATTCTGCAATCTTCTTGTCAGCAAAAGTA